GCAAGCCGCCCAACAAGCAAATCAATTAAGACAAAACTTCCTTAATTCTTTAGGTAATTTGCAATACTCTGCGGCTAGGAGAGGTATAAGCTCTGACTCTGGGAGTATAGTATCAAACATAGGTCGCAGTAGCGAGGCTCTAGGCAAAGATATATCAAGCCTCCAAACGAGCGCTGAGTTAAGGGCTTCGGCAATAAAGGCGCAACAAAAGGTTCAAATAGCTATGGCGGAGGCTCAAGAAGAGTCAAGTATGTTTAGCGGGCTTTTGAGTATAGGTTTTGGTGTAGCTGGTTTATTTTAACAATATAAGGGGATTAAATGGCGGATATATATACACAAAGGGCAGTATCACAAATTGCTAACCCTATAGATGTAAGCGGTGACGCCGCACCTTTATTAAGCGTAGCTTCTGATTTTTTAAGCAAATCTGCTGAGAGGGATTTCGCCGAAGCTAGGGATATTGAAAACAGGAAAGAACAGCAGGCTAAGGAATTATATAACGCCGAACTTAATTATACGGCTTTACAGGGTATGCAAGATTTATTTGATAAGCATCCAAATGACCCCGTGAAACTGGATGAAGAATTAAAGACTTTAGGTGTAAAAATTCAAAGCACCATCGATGATGAGGAAACACGACTAAAGTTTGCAACTAATTACTTGTTGCGTTCAAGTTCTTTTATAAACAATGCAAAAAACAATTTTAAGAACATAGAAAACAAAAAGTATGTGTCCTCTGTTTATAATTCTATATACGCAAATCAAGATATGATGAGTTTATCGTTGAGCAACGGTCTGACGGGGACGGCAACACAAGACGATATTATAAACTTTGGTGCGGCTCTAAAGATGATGTCTGATGGGATAGAAGCCAAACGAGATGACGGGACTTATATATTTAGTGATAGTGAGCGCAGGACAATGCGTTCTAATGCAAACAAAGCGGTTTTGCAAGGTTTTGAGAACGCTTGGGTAAATATGACCCCTGAACAGCAGAACGCTCTTGAGGAAAGCGTAAACAAAGGGATTTTACCTATACAATTTCAAACCCCGGAAGGTGTGGAAACAAAAGACATTCGGAACGATATTCCAGCCAATTTATGGACGGATGTTAAAAACTTCATACAAAACGAGGGCTATAAGAGGCGCACTCGGGAGATACAAGAAAAGGAGTTGGAAGGAAAAGTTACTATGAAGAACTTTTGGGATAATCCTAAAAAAGAAAACTATGATGCCGCATTAGCCGCAAATCCTGGTATGTCTGATAAATTAGTTGATAAGATGGAAGATTATATGGCTAAAAATAAAAACCTGCTGGCTAAAACCTCTTATAACGGAATAACACAAATAAGTAACGCCATTAAAAAGCTCGCCGCTATGGATACTTACTCTCCTAAAGGTCAAGAGGATTTTATTGCAGAACAAGCTAATGTTATAAATGCAATAGCCAAAGTAAACAATGACGGAGAATTAAGCCCAGAAATGCGTGACGAAATGATAAAAGCGGCGGCTCAAATACAATTTGACAAGACCCTAAAGGATAGTTTATCTAATCTTGAGAGTATATCTGCTAAACCCGTGCAAACAACTTTAGGTTTTGCCTCTGATAAAATCAAAAATTATGCATTAGAACAAACCGCTAAAGATTTTAGCCAATGGTATGTAATGGGGGCTATTGGTGGAGATGTTGCCGAGCAAGCAAAGCAAGAAATGGCTATAAGGTATCCTAATCAATTTAAGTATTACAGTATGAATAACTTGCAGGGCAGTGATTTAACTGAAGCTATAATGAAACTAGCAAAAAGGCAGTTATTAGCGGAGAGATACAAAGATTTAATTCCCGGAATACAAAATGCTTATAAGTGGAAGGAAGGAATGCCTATAATGATAAATGGCAAGGCTTATAAGTTTATGGGAGAAAGTTTAGACGGTGATTTATTAGTGGAGTTCAAATATGGAAAGTAGCGTTGAGAATCTTGACCCTAACGACGCAAAAGTAGAGGCGATAAGTATTGAAGATGCGGCTTCTCGGGTTGACGCTTATCAATATATACCTAAACCCCTTCCAAAGCAAAAATATGTTCCCGTTCCAGCACCTGAGACGAGTTTTTTAGGAAATTTAGCTTTTGGGGCTTACTCTGCGGCAAAAGAATTAGAGGCTCTCCCTAGCGATTTAGGCGTTTTTGGTAACAATATAATTTATGGTTTTGGTGATTACTTTGGTGCCTCTCCCCAGACAATAGAGCGCGCTAAATTAAATATGGATACTTATTCCCGCAACTCTCAAAGGATAAGAAACGATATTTATGGCAATGTTTCGCCGGAGATTATGGAATCTTGGGGTGCTAAAATAGGAACAGTGACATCTGATTTTGTTGCGATGCTTGCCAGTGGCGGTTTATTGAGCGGCTTTGCTAAAGTATTTGGCAAAAAGTCAGCCAAGGAAACTGCTCAAGAAACAGCAAAGATAACCTCTTTTGATGTAGGCTCCATCGGAACAGGGACCGCTCTTGAGATAACAAGTGAGCAATTAGAAGGTATCCCTCTAAATGAAGATGGTAGTATTAAATGGGAAGATTATTCTGCCGAGCAGGCTAGAACTGAGGCAATAGGCACTTCATCTTATGGTGTTGCTTCAGCGTTTCTTGAAAAGTATTTTGGTATTGGTCTTCAGAAAAAGATTTGGACGGCTCCTGTTAAATTTACGACTAAAGGCGTAAAAGGTGTTGCCGCAGAAGTAGGTTATTCTGTTGCAAAAACTGCCGCTTCCGAATATGCAACGGAAGATTTGCAGAGCTTAGCCAACGCAGGTATTGACTTAATAGACGGGAGTATAACATTTGCAAAACTCCCTGAAAGATTACAGCAAGAGTTTGTTGACAATCTTGTTACGGTGTTTCCTTCTGGAATGATTGCTACTGGCACAGCAATTACAAAAAGAGCCGCCATAAAGAAAGATTTAACGGAAATGGTTGCGCCTGTAATAAAAGACGAAGCAAAGACAAAAGAGATTGTAGATGAAATCTATGACGGGGCTATAACGAACTTAAAGGACACCGTGTCTGTTGAGTTAGAGTTATCAAGCGAGCTACGAGAAAAACACGGTGCCATAATGAACAGTATGACACAAGCTGTTGAGCAGGCGGTGCAGAATTCTGAGGTTATAATGGCTATGCCTGAAGAAGAAAGGGCGCAATACATAGCAGAAACAGCCAAAAACTTTGCCGACCAAGTATTGGGTGAAGCTAATTTAAGAGGCGTCACGATTGATGAAGTATTAAAAGCCAGTGATATACAATACAGGGACGGTAAATTGTATATGAAGGCTGGCGAAGATGTAAAAGAGGTTGATTTGTCGTTCTCTGGTATGGTTGAAGCGCTACAGAAGAAGGATATAACCTTTGACGCTCTCGCGAGGAGGTTAAATGACATTGGTATTGATGACAAAGAATACTTCCAAGTTGCTGACGAAAACGCAAGGTTAGATGAGCAATACCCTGTCTATGAAGGAGATGCTATAACCGTAAACGGGGTTGAGCGCAGTGTATATAATTCTAACGGCGAGCGTATAAATCAAAGTGCGGAGGCGTTAACTAACTTCTATAATTGGTTCGGAGATAGTAAGGTTGTTGATGAACAAGGCAGACCTTTAGTAGTGTATCACGGAACGGGACAAAAAGATTTAGATGTTTTTGATAACGTTTTTGGTCGTAGAGGTATATTTTTTACAGATTCAAAAATAGTTGCTGATTCTTATGCACAAGAAAAAAGAACAGCTAAATCAGGTGTTGTTCCTGTATATTTAAATCTTTCAAAACCATTTGTAATTGATTTTAGTGGTGCTAATTATGTGGATGTTCCTAAAATAGATGGCAAATCATTTGATGATTTAGATGATTTAGTATATTATATTAAAGGCACTAAAAAATATGATGGAATTATTGCTAATAATATAAAAGATGCTGCAAGCACAGCTTCTAATTGGGACGCTTTAAGAGCTATTGTTACCGATTATATTGCCTTTGACCCCAACCAAATCAAATCAGTAAACAACAGCGGCGCTTACGGCGAAACAGGAAACATATATTATCAATCTGCTTTTGCAGGAGCAAGACAACCAAAAGGAAGTTTTAATGCACAAACAAAAGCAATAGAGTTGTTGGAAGGCGCCGATGTTTCAACGCTACCTCACGAATTAGCCCATTTTTGGCTAGATAATATGTGGACTTATGTTCATTCTGGGAAAGCAAGTGACGCTTACAATAAAAGGTTTGACGCTGTTAGAGATTGGTTAGGAATAACTGCCGACCAAAAGATACTTAAACGATACCAGCAAGAAAAATTTGCGAGGGGATACGAAAGATATTTGTTAGAAGGGTTTTCTCCTTCTCCTCTGATAAGTGATGCTTTTGACGATTACGGAAGGTGGTTAAAGAGAGTATATGAAGATGCCGCTAAACTAGGAAAGAAATTATCCCCGGAAGTAGTAGAGTTCTTCAATTCTATGGTAGCCGGTGGAGTTAAGGCTCCTGAAAACTATGTTACTTCGGAGACAATGCAAAAAAGGATTGCCGAGAAAGTAGAAGAAAACGAAAAGGTAACAAAAGAGGTAGTTGTTGAAAAGCAAAAACAATTTGATGCCCCTGCTGAAGTTACAGCTGACGATGTCAAACAGGGATACTCTCGTTTTTGGGAAAAGAACAAAGATAAAGTTGGCGGTGTTGGCTCTATAATGTATGATGTTAAAGAAAATGCTGACCAAATCAAGAAAGCAACCGAATTTGTAGATAACAACCTTGATGCCGCAAAGAAAATATCAGACGGTGAAATGGAAGCTCCTGAAGATATCGTATCTACATTTATTCGCCTTGCCTATATTGAAAAGATGAAGCAAATAGGTGATATGGAAGAAACCCGTAGGGCTATGGAAAATCTGTCCAGAGATGCAACGGAAGAAGGGCAAAGAATACAGGCTTTATCAGCAGTTAGTTATCTACAGGATTATTATTGGGTAAACTCTGCTATTAAGAACAGGCAAGAGTATGTTGCCTTGAAGAACTTTGCTAACGCCGACAATCCGGTTAAAAAATTGCAAGAAGCGATTGACGCTAAAATAAATAAATACATTGATGAGTTTATATCTCTCGACGCAAAAGGGCAAACAGAGCTTGCTAAAAAGATTATGGACGAGGCAGGGGCTGAATTAGGTGAAGCAGATGTTCTTTACCAAGAAGAAATAAGGACACCCATTAAAGAGAAAAAGACAGCTGAACAAAAACTGCGTGATTTAATTGAAAGAAGGGTTGGGAGCAATATAACTGACGAGCAATTCCAAACCTTGCTTAAAAAGCACGCTGATATGATTAACGCATTAGAAAATACATCGGACGAAGGAAACCCCTCAAAGTTATTCTTCAAGAACCTTTCTGATTTAGAAAATTACCGTAACTCTCTTGCCCCTGCATCAACGCTTAAAGTTTTAGTTTCTGTTGCAGGCAGAGGCTCTATGCTAACATCTATAAAATCACCTCTTCTTAACATTGATTCCAACATTATTGAAGTAGGATTAAGCGCTATTGTTCGAAGGGTTATATATAAAGCTCAAAAAAAGAGTATTAAAAATCTTATAGATAAAAGCGAATATGAAAAATACATAAAGAACTCTTGGAATATTTATAAAGCCAGCGGGTATATGATAAGCACGATGTCTGAAATAAACCCTGACAAGTTAATCAGGGGTGAAAAGATAACCAGCACAGCTGGGCGCACGGGCAACGCTTTAGGTGATTTAATCCGTAAATATGGGCAATTACACGAGCAGACAGTATTTAAGTATCTTATGGGCGCTCCCGATACCATATCTAAAGATATAACTTTTGTTGATACCGTAGCTTTAGAAGCAAGCCAAATTGGCAAAACTAAAGAAAAAGCTACAGAATTATTTAGGGATGCGTGTTTAATAGAGCCAAAAACCGAAGAAGGAAAGCAAATAAGAGCTGTTGCCATAGAACAGGCTATGATTGCCACTTATACTAACAATAGTGAAATATCAAAGGCTTTATTGGCTATAAGAAGGGAATTAAATAAGTTTGGCAGTATAGGTGATGTAATATCTCCGTTTGTTAAGACGCCTGCTAATGTTCAAATGCTTGGGATTAAATATGCTTATGGTTTAGCATCTCCGGCGATTACTTTTATTCAAAAGGTTAGAAACTTAAAGAAAATAACGCCAGATAACATTAAAGAAATAGCCAAAGCATCTTTTAGTGACAATTCTGTAACGATAGCAAGAAACATTTTAGGTGTTGTTTTGTCGGCAGGTATTATTGCTACGCTTATTGATGATGAAGATTATATCCCTGATTATGTTCTTCTTACCCCCGCTGAAAGAGAATTGGTAAAGGAAAAAGGGTTGCCGTTTAATTCGGTTGGATTGTTTGGAACAAGGATAAATTTAGAGTATTTTGGCGGTTTGGCTATGCCTTTAACTGCTATATTAAATGCCCGCAGGCAGACAGGTGTCTTTAACACAGTTAGAGGATACATAACAGGTGGCGCGGCTCAATTATTAGCTTTACCTGTAATTGGTGATGTTAAAGAGTTTATTGCAAACACGGCAGATATTATAACTTCACAAGAAGATATGGATAAAATCATTGGAAGGGTTGAAGATGGGCTGATAGATTTTATATCAGGACGAGCAATACCTGCGATTATTCCTGATTTTGCTAAGTTAATTGATACATACGAGCGTGATACGATGAGAAACGCTTTAGGAAGGGTGGAAAGCAAGTTGCCTATTATCCGCGAAAACTTACCCCCTGTATATGAAAAGACCACAGGAGAGCCCAAGAAAAGGGAAATAAAGGCGTTTTTCTTTGGTTCAAGGGCAAGAACAGGTATTCAAAATGCTCTTACGGATGAGTTTACGAGGTTGCAAAAAGAAGGGCAGGCGGTAAATCTTTCTGACCCGACAAGAACGGGCGATTTATCTTTACTTTCTGACGAGCAAAAAGCGGACATCAAGCGAGAATTTGCAGAAAGATATGCTCAAAAAGTATCGGATGTTATTGAAAGTAATTCCTATAAAAACAAGAAAGATGAGGATAAGAAGAAGCGTATAAACGAAATAAGGTCTGACATAATTTATAAGATAAGGCGAGAATATAAGCACGAAATAAGAGAAGCAAAGGAATTAAAAGAGGCTGACAAGTTATAATGTTCTTGGTATAATTAAAAAAGAGAGGTGAAATGCAATACATAACTAAAGCGAACGGTGCGAGTTTTACATTTGAGCTGTTAAATTGTGATGGCTCGCCGGTAGATTTATCTACTTCTACTGTAAAGTTTATAGTAAAGAAAAACAGGACCACGGCTGATTCTTTGGCGATTCTTTCAAGTGAATATGTCAACCCCGAAACAAACAGTTTAGCTTTTTCGTTTACTGCCACGGAAACCTCATCTTTAGATGTTGGCGATTATGTATGTGCCTTAAAGATATTCAGGTCTAATGATATGGATGAGGAAGTATGGACAGACGATTTGCAAGTAGTAAAGGGGGTATTTGATGAGTAACATAAGAGTAAGGCTAAAGCCCAAACAAGGTATTAAATGGGGATTACATACCACATATTTATTTGACCCTGATGTTATTACAGAATATACCGACCTTGCGAAAGATTGGGCTATTAAGGATACGGGTAAAGTAAATGAGGAAGGTGTTGATATAGATTATTCCGCCAAAGCGTATGCTATAGGTGGTGTAGGAACAGAAACAAATAATGCCAAGTATTATAGTCAGCAATCAGGTTTAAGTGCGACATCGGCGAGCGACTCGGCGACAACGGCAACAACCCAAGCAGGGATTGCTACTACCAAAGCGGGTGAAGCCAGCGACTCGGCAACAACGGCAGGCGGGTATGCGACAACGGCAACAACCCAAGCTGGAATAGCC